CAGAGCTATCTATGTTTACTACTGTAAATATTGCAGCATCAGTTAAAGTTAAATCAGTGAAGTCCAACTCGTCATCTCTAGTGTCTCCAGTAAATAATACAGATGGGCTACCGTTGCTTTTGCATATTCCGCCGCTTTGAACTATTGATGGTTGGTTACCGGCTGTAGTTTGAACTGCATTATTACCGCTAGTGCTTTGGTCATACCAAATTGAAACAAAACCATTATTCCCAGAACCAACAAAAGCTTCTAATGCTCCACTTGCTACTTGATTAGCTGAAAAATCTTCTTCGGCATCATCACTACTTCTGCGGACTCTTACAACCCTACCATTTACTGCACCAATGTCTCGTAATGAGTAAGCAGCGGCAGAGCCACCGAATCTACGGGCTATACCTAAACGTTCTGATTCCCCTTGAGAACCACTAATTATATCCCAACCAGCAGCAAGGTTGCCTTTGAGAATATTAACAGCGGAAGCTATTTTCTCTGAGGACATTAGTCAGTGAATTGTGTAGCTGCTATTACTGCACTTGTTGATCCGGTGCGAATGAACTTAGCTGCGGCAGCTGAGTTTGCGCTCCAAGTGTATGAACGTCCTGCATATAAACGATGCCCTACTGAAGCACTAGGTGTTTCACCAGTGTAAGTAACATATACATCAGCGTCCTGTACATCCAATGTGATGTAACGAGTAATGTTGCTGAATGTGTAGCTATCGGTTAATTGAACAGCACTGTCCGCAACAGTGAGCATTTTCATTGCGGTTACGCCGCCTGTTGGACTTGGGTATAAATTAGATACTCTTGAGTTAGCCATAATATTATCTTGATTGTCTGTTTACGTAAGTGGTAAATCTTTTATTGATTGTATTGTTGTTCATTATAGCATCAACTCTCTCTAATTGTAGGGCTAACGCTACTTCTGCATTTTCTGATTCTAGCTGCGCTTTATCGTGCTGACCATCCATACGTAAGAAGTCAGCGTAAGTTCCGTAAGCTATGTAATCAAAGAACTCACCTGGGACTTCTTCGCTTGAGGTCGTATAACTAGATGATGTAGTAAATAAAGTTAAAGTTTTCTTATAAGTAATAAATGCCTTATTGTCAGAACTAGAAGATATGTTTAGCAAATTACCACCAGTAACATCTACAAAAAAATCGTATTCAATAGTTGATTTATTTAAAAATGCTTGATTTCTGTGAATGCGTATAAATTCACCGATGGTATCTTTCCCGGTTTCTACGTACGGAATAAGGTTCTTTGGCTCAACCAAAAGCACATCAGATCCAGCTCTAGGTGTCCAAGTTGTAACGTTCTCCAATACATCTTTCTTGAGTGTATCCGCTTCTATAAATTGATTTGTACCAGCTACTACTCTGTAGTTTCCGTTGCTTTGTATTGTAGCCGATGCTGAAGTATCTACCTTCCAGGCATTGTTGCTATCCTTATATATTACAACAGTACTTGTAGTTACCCCTTGGTATACGTTAGTGCCGGATGTTCCTACATTCCCGTCATTACTTCCTAAAAACTTATAGTTTTGGTTTACACTTGTACTTGTACTAGCAGTTGCTCCAGATAGGGTATAAGCGTTAATATCCCTTCCTTCTGAAGATACTATATATCTTGGCCATATAGGACTAGTATTATAAGCTACCTGAAACCTACGATTAATTAAGTTAGCTATATCGTCTTGCTCGTTAGTAGCAAAAGCGGTTACACCCGCTAGGGATTGAACTAATTTAAATAAATCTCCGTATGTTCTAGTTTGCATTATAATTTATTGGGGGATAGCTCAGAGAAGTTTTTTTGGTAATATTTTACAAATTCTTTAGAATGAACTTGATCGTGTCCGTACTTGTTTGTTAAGCGGAAAAACTCTCTTGCAGGCATCGTTGCCACGCATTTACCCAATGTGGGGTGAGTCTTACCTTTTTGTTCTTGTGCTTCTTTCTTTGCTTGGTTGACACGTAAGTGCTCAGTTTCTTTTTCTAATTTAAAGCCACTCTTGATTTCAGCCAAAAACGCCGCGTCTACTTCACCGTCGGTAAAGCTTCTAGGTATGTTAGTGATGATATCCATAAGTAGTTTTAAGTTAAAAAAAGGCTGGGGGCCGAAGCCCCCGACCAGATTTTAAGATTAGTTAGAGAACCCTTGACCAGCTGTTGGGTAGTATTCTACTAAAAAGCGGAATTTACCTTTTGCTGCGTCACCGAGTCCGCTGCCTGTACCGTTTGATGTTACGCTAAGTTGGGTAACCAAGTGGTTTCCAGCTTGTGTAATAGCACCGTTGTTAGCGAAGATTTTGCCAGCATTGCCGCTGTCGCTGAATACATCAGCTTCAACAACCATACCGTTAGCATCTCCGTCATCACCGACAGCTAGAGTAGCATCAGTAATAGCGGCACCGCCATCTGTAACTGCTGCTGTAACTAACTCATCAACGATAACTGCACATTTACCAACTGTACCGGCTAAACCAGCTCCAGCAACATTGAATGCTAGGGCTTGAGCTCCGGTAGAAGCTGAGAATGCTGAAGCTTCTGCTGAACCTTCGTGGGTGTATCCTAGAGATAATGTCTGGATGTCACCGATTTTTTTAAGTGTAATAGCCATAATGTTTTACCTCCTAGTTATTAAGTTACGTCTTGGATTAATCCGTGTGCACCTGGGTGGTACATTAGGGAAGTTAATGCGCAATCGACATATCCACGCTCACCACCACCTAAGTTAGGTAGACGAGTTGAGCCCATTGGGATTAACTCAGCGATACCGAAGTATTCTGGGTTAATTAAGTAACCTGAACTATCTGAAGTATTGCCGCCAAAGTTAGGTGTGCAATCAGGGTTAGCATTTACAATAGAAACCATTCCGTGATCTGATTGATACATTTCAACAGATAGTTTGATTGTAGAGTTACCACCTTCGTAGTTTACAGAACGAACACCAGTGTTAGCACCAGCAGCTCCAGCAGCGTCTAAACGTGCGAAGTCACTTATAACACGACGTAATCCAGTATCAGCAACAAGTGTCAACGAGTTAGTTGAACCAGTTTCTTTGTAGATACTTGTGATTAAGTCATTAAGTGTACTTTCAGTAAACGCATTAGCGTTAGCTTCTGTAGTAGTGTAGATGCTTGTAGCAGGTGTACGGTAAGCAGCAGGAACGTCTGTTGGCCCAGCTGAATCTAACCAGTCACCTAATCCGCGTAGTCCGTATGCTGTACCAGCACCGTTTTCTACAGCACGATCATTAGATGAACTTAGAGTAGCTTCGATGTCGCGTTTTAGTTCGCGAATTGCTTTAGCTTCTGCTTGTGCAATCTTAGCTGGCCCTACTGAATCAACAGCGTCTTGTAAATCAGACACCATATAATCACGGCGGAATTTTTGTACATAATTGCCTAAGCGTGCACGTCCAGAGAACTTGTCTGTAAACGCGGTTACGTCAGCACCCTCAGTGATCCCAGTTGTTACTGGAGAATCGAGGCCGTCAACAGTCCACTCAACAAATGTAGCGCTTGCTTTATTTTTGTTGGCAGATGAAAGGATTGGTGTTTCTTCAGGAGCAAGAATAGTCAAGACGTCAGTCAAGTCCTCGCGATTAGAAACAGCCGATCCGTTATTTGTAGTATCAAATGTATTTGAAAATGACATTGTATTTTAATATTATCGGGATTGTAATTGAATTTTTCTCATCTCAGCGAAATCACGGGCACTTCCACTTTTTTGGAATCGGCTTTGGAGATCTGATAGAGCTTTTTTTGTCTTACTAGTTGGTTTTTCCGATTTAGCTGATGACGTATTGCCTGTTTTTGTAGGAGTCAACGATGCTGACTTCTTGCTTGTAGTTGTTTTAGGCTTTTCTGTCTTTAATGGTTTACGTCCGTAAATGCTATTTGCTGCGTGAGCAAACATATATTCAAGACGACCAGATATATCAGGTAATTCTTTATCAATAATTTCCTTCATACGATTGTATTTAGGATCACGAAGTGTAGCAAAAAATTGCTGACGAACAGGATTGTCTTCCCCGTTCAACCACTCAAGTTCTTGGCGAGCCTGGGTATCAAAGGTTTTTTGGATTTCCTTCCCTTGTGCTCTTGAATTAATCTTAGTGAGTTGATCAGGTATGTAGTCCTTTTGGGCTTTCCTAGCATTCAACAAAGCTTTACGAATTTCTTTTTTCGTGAGTTCTTTGCCGTCCACTTCTGTAACCACGTCGTCAGCTGAGTAATCATCGCTTTCAAATAAAACTGTTTCTGCCCACTCTATCGTTGAATCAATCTCTTCTGATTTAGTGTGGATTTTATCCGCTGTATCTAAATCGCTGAAAGGATTGTCTTTGATAGTTTTTGTAGGTGCAGTTTGTTTACTTTGTAACATTGACTCCAACTGAGCTACACGTTCCTCGGCAGCTTTCCGAGCAGCGGTCATTTCACCGAATCGTGCAACAGCACGACTGCCCATCTTTTTACCAAGATCCTTTAACTCGTCTTCTGACAAATTATTAATATCCAACTGTGAAAGAACGTTTTCATCGGATTGTGCTTCTTCAACTTCTGCTGATTCTTCACTTTCTTCTGAGCTCTCTGTAGGCTCCTCAACTTCGGCTGTAACAGCTTCTGCTTCGGCTCCTAGTCTCCTTTGAGTAAATTCCTCAAGGGTCGTATTTTGTGTTTCTTCCGCTGTATTTTGTTCTGCTTCAGCGATTGCAGGTGTGTTTTCTTCTGACATAAGATGATTTGACTGTTCCGCTCTTTTACGCTGAGCGATAGCGATGGATGTATTATATCACAGTGGTCGTTAATTAAGAGAATTACTATGTCTCTGTCTTAACACTTCCCAATCTGTCATACGTAAAATTTGATCGTACGTAATAATCCTACCGGCAACTTGTTGTAATTGCTCGTAGTTCGCATTGTGCATTTCTTCTATAGTCTCTTCCCGCAATGCGTGGATAACTTGCACAAACCTAGCAAACGTTTCGTGGTTGCTAAGCATTTTAATGTCCTCATCTAAATTATTCTTCGGCATCTTCTACCCCTGCTAAATTGAATTGATGATTGCCTACTGAAAATGTATCAACATCCTGCGAGGCATCGTAATCAGCTTTCTTAGTTCTGAACCCGGTAGCTTTTAAAATTTTGGGGTCAATCTTAAAAGCCTCTGCAATTAACTGTGCGCTGTCGTCACTTTGAGCAAAGATGATCATACTTCTGGCTAACTCAAGGTCTTTATCGGTAACTGGTGACTTTTGTTGTACGAACTCTTTCGTATCTTCATCTACAACTGAGTATTGGTTTTTAGCCGATAACAAATCCATAAATGTCGGATTTTCGTTTGTGCTACCTGGCATAAATGTTGACGGTAAAACTTCTTCATCATCAATCATACGCTTCCTATTAATAATAGAACGAGCAACTGCAAACATTCCTTCTTCTTTTTCGCCACGAGCTTCAAGCGCAACAGCCATAGCTAGATTTTCTAAATCTTCTGCTTGAGCTTTTTTCATAGCTTCTTCTAAATTTTTTCTAGCCACGTATTGCTGTGGGCTCATATTGTCGATTTCTTCTTCCATATTATTCTTGTGGCATTTGTTGTGTAGGCATTTCTCCCATTTGTGCTGGGCTTGTGCCGAGTCTACCGATTTGAGCGTTTTCTTGTTGTTGCATTTGGAACTGGTATTGTCCTTGATACTTCTGTAATCGCTCGGCAAATGTTTGGTCTGATTGCATCCGCTCAGCAATATCAGGCTGAGAAGTATACTGCTCGATAACTTGCATAGCGACATCACCACCTGTTTGGCGGGCTGGCATTTCAATTCCGGCAAATATCTTAGCAAGGTCATCAGTAACATTTTTCATTACGTCTTCCTGTGCGTCTTGTGCTGGTTGTAGTATGCTGTCAGAAAGAACTGGATCAATACTAGATGCGGCTATTTCAAGTAAACTGTCAAGGTTAATACGACCACTTTGGTCAAACTGTGTAAGTGCCTTGAACGCTTCTATCTTTTGTTCCTGAACTTCTGGGTCATTATTTAACACATCGTAGTTAACAATAATATCAAAGTTTTCATTAGGATCACCTTTAGTTATTTGCATTGAGTCAGGCACACCAGTTACTCTAAAGAATAAACTATCGGGGCCAAACCTCTGAAAGCATTTAAATGACATATTCAATACTTGGGCTACGTGCTTCAAGAACTTGTTATTTAAGAACTGTAAGCGAGCTGTGCTCATTTGAGTCCCCTCGTCTAGTCCTACTAACCTGTCAGCAACCTTTTCCATTGTTTGCTCAATCTCTACTGAGCCCGAATTGTACATAGGAGCAGGAGCAAAATCCAAATCACCCTTACGACGATATGGGATCATTCTACCTGGCCCCCAATCAGTCGGAGCTTGTCCGATCGGATGAAGGATTGGAGGGAGCGTTGCTATGCTATTTCTATCAATGCGAGAGTCTCGCTCGACTTTTACTTGGTTTTGTATTCCTCTCAGTAAGTCAGGTATTGTTTGCACGTCATATAAACGCTTACTATCTTCGGATAACTTAGTTACCACAACTGGATAGTCCTCATATCCGTTCATTAGTTCGAACTTTGCATATGCAGGGATGGCTCCGTCACCATCAAAGTTTTTGTGAAAGATTGTTTGGTAAATGCCCTCAGAACCATCTTCTTCGTCAATAAGACGCTGGTATCCGTATACTATTTCAATAAGTTCTTCAGCCTCGTATCCATTGTCGGTTAATCCAATGCTTCGCTGACCTTCTTGTTCTCTTTCTATAGAATAAACTTCTACACCCCTATAGTGATCAATAACGTAATCAACAAAACTTTCATCCCAATCATCTGTGGATACTTTGTTCTTTAGTTCTTGAGGGGTATAGTAAGTTCTCCAAAAACAAAATGGTGCTCGCTGCGGATCAGTTACATATGAAGGAAAAAAGAAATCACCATCAGGTGCTAGTGTCTTTACCTCAGGTGCGTCTATCTGTCTTTTTACTACAGGTAATGTTGCCTCTTTATTGTTTCTTAATTCTTTGAGGGCTTTTTTAATTCGTTTCGGAGATGCTGAAGGAAATACTGTTTCCATATACTCAGTAAGTTCTTCGTCTACTTTACCTGAATTTATTGCTTCACCCAAGGCAGGATCCATAGCCGTGATTTGATTTAAATCAAGTTTCTGTAGAAATGTTCTGTCCTCTCTGTGCCAACCGACGTATGTAATTAACATACCTCTCTCTAATAAATAATTAGCCCCTAGTTCCATCTCTTTTTGGAAACGCGGAATGTATCCGCTGCTTACCATCCATTTTAAGAAACTAGATACAACCTTTGATTTAGCTATATCTTCGGTGCCTACTGGATATGCTCGTATGTTAGCGCGATCCAAGCTGGACATAAATAATGATACTAACCTAGTAACTCTCTCATCAATAGTATGAGCCTCTATATCTGAAGCACCTTCCCAAGGGAATGCGTCAGCGCCGTGCTTCCTGTGGTCACGGCTTTTGCCTGGCCAAAAGTTTCTTCGGTCATCGTAGCTAGTACGGCATAAATCAAAGTATGACTCTAGCTCAGTTACTGTTTGTTCATACGCGTAGCGTAAGGTTTTTACATCAGGTTCGTCTTGAACGAACGTTAACGACTTTGAAATTGAATCACTATCCATTTAATTTGTTTTTTAAATTCTGTATTATAGCCCTTATGAGGTCTTTGGGCATCCCAATTCTATCACACATATCCCTGTGTGACATCTCGATAGTGTGCTCGTGACGAATATACCTACAAAACATTTCCCACGCCGCTAAGCGATCGATCTGTTCATTCCTCCATTTCCTACTGCTTGTAATATCTTTTTTGTTATTGCCGTTTCTTGTGGACATATCTATAGCTTTCCCCCTTGTCGTCAGATATGCACTCAACCGTTATCAATTTGCCTACTAGCCTACCCCAAAATCTCCTTGGAATAAGGACTGGTATGCGTTTGCCGATTTCCGCTGAATATCCCCAATTGTAACATCGGTTCGGACACTCGCGTAATATTTTTACCCGAAGGTGCTTTGGCACAATCTCAGGAATTATAAGTGCTTCTTTGAGTATTTCTACTCCTTCTTCGTTTACCCAAGTTCCTTTTCCCTTACCGGTAATCATTTCCTTGGATAGCTTGTCTTGAGCTATTTGTATTGTCTCTTCAATATTTAATTTAAATTCTTCCGCCAATGTTTTTATTCTAGTCTTAGCCATTAGTAACCTCCATTTGCTTTTGATGTAGCCATCATTTGTCTACTTGTAAAATGATCTGGGCCGAGTCCCCCGTTACTCATTCGTAGGTAACGTATTAAATCAAAGAAATCTTTCAGGGCTTCGTCCATCTTGCCATTAGAATTATAATTAATTAAGCTGTCAATCAAATTCCCACAACTTTCGTCAATAAAACATCTTGGTCTATTTGCCTCGTCGATGTCGTAGTTAGGATTATACGTGAACCACTCGTCAACCGCAGCTATACCTATGTCCTCGGTCTTACCATCACTCGGGAAAAATATCATACCGTGATCCTCAAAGCTAGCAAACAAGTCAGTATTGTTCTCATTCTCCCTAGCAAAGTATCTTGAGTCCCCGATTCTTTCCATAACCTTTAAGCTTAACTCATCCTCTATCTCTTCAAATAGTTCTACGTAGCCTTGAACATCTAAACCTATCTTCTTTGATGCTGGGCCGTATTTCCATTTTGGGTCACCGAACAATGCCCACTCTCCGTAAGTAGCCCTGTCTGGCCATTCAGCTAAGATGTATATATCGTCGTCTTCATTTACCGCTGCCCATATTACTGAATAGTTTCTTGCTCCCGCTGGGTCAACCACTTGATAGACCGTAAAGTCCTCATTGATTTCGGGCATAGTCATACCGTACTTGTTCGGCTTATCACTGAGTACATTAACTTCTGTAGAGAATAATGGTAACAGCGAAGTCATTGACTTTACTGGTATACCATAAGCACGTACCATAATGTCTTCTGTTGAGCGTCCTCGTAAGTCCTTTGCTATACGATCGTACCCACCAAAAGGATTCTCGTCAGAATGCAGATAAACCACTGAAGCATCTCTCTCAGGACTGTACTGAGTAATGGGTACTTGTTTATTGCCTAGAAGCTCTGCTTCTCGTGTTTCTAATGTTTCCGCGCCCTTTAGGTACTCGGATATAAATGGTGTGAACCCATCGATAGGGGTGAACCCAATCAATAGCTTTGAGTTCCTTGTTGCTAATCGAAACCGTAAAGTATTAACAAGTGCACTATCTCCTAGGTACTCGTCGAGCCAAGCCCCTAGATTAAGCCCACTAGGCTTACTGAACCCGAACTCAAATCCCTCTAGGATAGTTTGATTATTGCTGAACTGAGTATATGTTTTAAAATCAACACGCGTCCTTGTGTCCGGAAATATGAAACTACTACCAGTAAAACCATTTTGCATAGAATAATTTATATACCCTTCTATGCTCTTTGTCTTCTTACGAAACTCCTTGGGCATCATTTCCCATACAGCTGCTTGCTGAACCTTAACAGATGTATCTGCGTTTTGGGAAAAACATACGACGTGACCATCAGTGTTCTCAGTTACTGCTTGCATCAGTATCTTAGCACAACCTGTAGTCTTACCTGATCTATTACCCCCCAGGGTTAAGCACTCGTTGTATTGGGATAACCCACGCTGTATCCTGTCCCAACCCGGTAAGTTAAACCCGTGGCGTAGCGGATCCTCTTGGGATGCTTGTATCCTACCCTCGTGTGCTCTATGTAAACCCTCTAGTAACTTGGGTTCATTTTGGGCTAGTAGTAATATCTCCTCGTCTGTTGGGCCCACTAGGAGAGGATGCTTAGTGAATGTCAGTTCCATTAGTCTTCGTCTTCGTCGTCGTCGTCTTCTCTTATCTTATCCCAAATAATCTGTATGGGCTCACTAGTCATATCCGCAGCAGTTTCGCGAATTAGCATTCTGCCTACCCTTTGATTTGAATAATCATAGAATAAATCCCCATCATCATCCATTACTATAAACATATAGTTAGAGAAGTGCTCGCCTAAGTTTCCGCGAATCTTATCAAACAAATCGTCGTAATCACTATCAATCGCCATCTATATCTATTACCTCCGCGTCTTTTATCTCCTGTAGCCTAGCTTTCGCGGCTTGGATTGTTTCTTCGTAGTCCTCTTGAGTATACACCTTTCTGTCCTCAGTTATCTGTGTGGCCTCACCCCTAGCTGTTAAAGCCTCCCTGGCTGAGTTAGCTTTAGCTATTGATAGCTCCTTTAGATCGCGAAATGTGGGCTCTAACTGACCAGTCTCCATCCGATCCCTTACTTGCTGTATAAGATCCTCCTCTAGACTACTCATACTTAGATAGTTCTTCGCAGCTATCTTTCCCGATAGCTCGCGGAACTTCCCTATGTAATCCGCATAGTCAGCCAATACACTTACCACTGTATGCCTCTCGTAACCATACTTCCTGACCAATCTAGTCTGGCTCGTGCCATTACTATATAGATATAACAACTTCGCGACCTTTTCCGGATTATGCCTGCTTAGACTACCTCGCTTCATAACCTCCTTAGTATCAGCTACTTCCTTGATTGATTCCGCGATTTCAGCTATTAGTTCTTCTTTTTCTTTCATTTATTTTGAATTATTTCACTTTTTTCTCGACAGTCAATAAAAATCTATGGTATAATTACTTGTCTCCTTAAGGGATCCTAGTCCTTATGATATGTATCATTAAGATTAACGCTCGCCTCAAAGCGAGCATAGCGTTAAGATAACCTAATAACCTTAAGGATACCATAACTTCCCTAGAAAGGGCTATGAGTAAACTATTTTTTTAAAGCCCTGCTTATGATATATATATGTAAGCAGTCGCACTCCCTCCCTCCCCTCCCCGTCTGTCGTGCTTGGTTCGCTTTGCTCCTTATGAAGTGTTTTTTTTATTCCTTTTGGTGGAGATA